GTTACATAGTGCCGGGCTCTTTTATAGCTATAGCAAATCGGTTTACAGTCCGTCTCCGAGCTGTTGTGTCTGACTTGTTGAAGGACCACCTACTTCCGGGCCGTTGATTGGCTCGTTCATAGTTGCAGCAGTAACACCGCCACGATCCCAATAGTGATATGCAAACGTTACATTCATTGTTACTATGTCACCGTCTGTACCCACGTTGTAGTCAAGTGCACCTACTTCTGTTGGGTAGATACCATACAATGTGTATGTTGAGTGTGACATACCAAATTGATCGAACAATGTCATTGTGAGTGACGCATCATTTGCTCTGGTGATAGAACCACCGGATATTCTGTCGTTGAATACAAATGTTTGCCATTCTTCCATTACTCGACGTAAATTGAGTTTCTGATCCACTCTCCAGGTTGTTTGCCAGCTGTCACTTCCGGTGTACTTCGCATTACCGGGTAAGTTGAAGTCAATTCCGTGGAAGTTGACTGGCACGTTGTTGATTGAACGAGCAGGTATGCTTGCGCTTTCGACCAACAAGTGTGTTTCTGGGTTTTCAGATCTAATAAAACCATTCAATCCATCGTTACCAGTGCGAATGTTTGTGATTCTCCACTGATGCTGACGAGAAAACTCATGTCTTATTACGTTTGCATAAAACTTGTCTATGCTATAATTTTCTACTAAGTGATTTGCCATAATATTGTTCCTTTAAATATTTATACCTCGTATATGATTTAGCCGATCAACTCACCAAAGTTCTGATCTGTTCTGGTGGCGTAGAAGTTCACTAAGATGAACTCTGCAGCACGGACTGGCTTGATATATATGTCAACAACAAGCTCGTTGTTGTCTATAACAACTGGTGGGTTGTTACGCTCGTCACATACTATCAAGAAGTCGTATAGACCTTGGTTTGCTTTGACTCGTGTGAAGATCGGGGTTAATACTGCAAGTACTGCTTGACGTGTCTTGAACGTGTTGGGTTCAAAAACGTAATACTTGATGGTTCGACGTACTGCTTTCTCGGTCCATAAGAACATTCTCCGGACGTTGATTCTGTCGAACGCGGAAGGCTTGGCTTGCATGGTCTTTTGACCAAATATTACATAACCATCTCCCGGGAAATACGCGATTGGATTCAATCCTAGCTTATAAAACTGATCTCTTTGTTTTTGATTCGGACGAATCGCCACTTCAAGAGCGTTAGTGATCAAACCACGAGTGAAACCTGCTGGTGCGAACCATGGATCGTATGTCGCATCATTATTTGCATAAGCTGCTCCAATAACCCCACTAGGTGGTGCCCAGAAATTCTTATCTACACCGGAGTCGTACTGTTTCAACCAGTTACCATACACTGCACAGTAGTTGGAATTTATAGTACCTAACAAGTGTTTCAACGGATATAGCATGTGTTGACTGAAGTTTTTAGTCTGATCTTTAGCTGTTATACCGTTTCTACCGGATACAAAGATGTATCTCAATGGATCCAAGATTGTCATGTGATCTTTCCGGCGGTCTTGTGCGAATACTATGAAGCTGTTGGCTACTGCTTTCCAGCTGTTAACTACTGCGTTACCGTCCCACTCTTGCTCGTCGGTGTTAGTGTTAGTACCAGCTGCAGCACCGGTGCTAGCACCCATCTCACTACCGAACATACCGGTGATGTCAACAACAACCTCATCATCAAATGCAACAGGCCCGTCAGCGTCATCTGCCAGTGCTTGTTGATATTGAACGTATGTGTTGATGGTTGTTAAACCAGCGTCAAGTGTGATATCGATGTCATATTCATCCAAGTTTTGTAACTTTTCGAAGTTACGCTCGATTTTGTCAACGATTGTACCGATACTCTTCTTAGAACTACCAGGGGTTTCTTCTTGATATGTACCAGTTCCCCAAGCATATTTTTGAGCTTCAGGGTGGAATTTGATAGTTGTGTTTGGAACGTCAACTAGATCGCCTTGTTGTGTTAAGAATGTACCAGACTCTTCAGATATTTTCTTGTTGGCGAATACGCTCAACAATGTGGAATTAGCATCAATTGTTTCAATGTAGAAGCTCTTGGCTTTACCACCGTTGATACTGGCTTGTTGACGATATGCGTCAAGTGATCCAACATGTGACTCATCTAGAATGAAGTCTAGAGCAGTTGTTTCTGTCGCGTAAATACTCTTACGTAACTTGAACACTGCAAGACCAATTGTATCCTTGAATGAATCAACAGCAATGTCGAATGATGGTACATTTTCAAAAACCTCACTCATACTACCTTGTGAACCAGTCACTGTATGAGCAGTCATGTCAAAATTCAATCGTTGCTGTGGTAAATCATAATATGTACCACCATTTCCAAATGTTTTTAATCCTTCAATCGCGCTGAATTTCGAATTCGCGATGTCAGAACCGTCGTCAATTGCGAACTGATTATTGTCACCAAAAGCAATATAATAACCTTCATAGTAGGTGTTCATTGTACTTTGCGCTTTGTTCACGAGTAACATACCACATTTGGCTAATCTTTGTTTGAAAATATCAATTTTTCTCTTGGAAATACCTTCAATAACTGAACCAGTTGGAGATGGTAACCCGCTAGAGTCTACAGTTTCATAATCAGCTTCTTTGGATATACCTCTTGTGAAGTACGCTGGTAAATCTTCAAAGTTAAGAGCGTTGGCTTGACCGGCTCCTATAACAGTTGCGTCGCTACGATCGACACTACCATCGCTGTTAAGCGGTAACACACAATCGTCATCAAACTGCACTTCACCGTTTTTCAACGCGATGTATTCTTCCGTTAACAGATCGATACGTTGAGGTGTACCAAACATTAGTTCTGTACAATCTGATACATTACTGAGTTTTGATGTTCCTTCACCATCACCGTCTTTGGCCACGACAACACATGTGTTAGCATAATTGTTTTGTAGCGCGCTGGCCAATGTTATTGTATGTGTAGCTGAGTCTATTGAAGATATCGAAACCTCTTCATTACCGTTCTTGTCTTCAATTATCAATGTGTCATCTTCAGTGAACACTAATGAATTTTCAACTACTAATGAGCTAGCTCCACTGAGGGCAGTTGAACCAGATGAAAGTTTGCTGAAAACAACTTTCTTGCTCTGTAACTGACTACCACTCACACTAGATAGCGAAGTTTCATGGTCGTTACCACTGACCGGTAGAATCAACGCACTGTACAACTCGTCTGAGAATGTTGTGCCGCGTTTTTCACCGTATGGTAATCTTGATACCATTATGTTCGCAGGACTGTTGAAGGTAGACTTAACAGTATGATAAAAATATCTTTCTGCAGCGTTTGTTGGGGCGCCGTAGATCGTTTCAAACTCCGACATAGTACTTACGAACAACGTCTCATCAGTAGGTCCTTGAGGAGCAAATCCTTGAATTAGGATATTTGTTCCTGTTGGAAACGTAGTACGTGAACTTAAATCTATCTCGTTTATTTCAACACCGGGGGATTGTATTACTCTTGCCATTGTATTTTCCTTATGTAAGTATTTATACTATCCCAGACTGATTTTTTCCGAATGAGTTGATTTTTTTCTAACTATTTAAAATATATTAACTTCTAACTGGTGTAATCTAAATTCGAAACCACCTTCAATTTCCTTAGGTTCTTGGTAATCGAAAATAAACTCACTCAGACTGACTGGTACTGCTCTAGAAAACTTGAATTCAATCTTAGGTTTGTTATATTCATCTAAACCGACAATGCTGATTGTGGTTGATATACCTTCAATGTCTTGTCTACCTGTAGGATCCACTACCATACCTTCCCGATTGTCATGTACAATATTCAACCATTTATAAAGTATCCAGTAATTAGAAAATTCATTGTCTATCACGAACCCGATCTGAACTGGATCATAAGGTTCTCTAGTCCATCCAGTTTCACGGAGAGTTTGACCGCCATATTTTACATCTATTATTGAACTAG